GTTGGTATAACTGTCCTAGATTCTTCTTTATATCGTTCTTCAATGTCTTTAATATATTCATGTCCTAAATTTTTATCTTGTCCTGCTTTTAATGCACCATCAACCAAAAATCTAATTCCATCAAAATCGCCTGCTTTCAATAAGTCCACAGACGACATTAAGGCCTTTTTCAATTGTTGGTTTTTACAAAAATTAGTAAATTCTTCTTGTACATATTCTAAATCATCATCAGATGAAACATATGCTTTTTTTAATTGTTCAGTTAAAGAAATTTTTAAGACATCATTATCTACCTTTTGTAGTTCTACTTTTAAAACTTCTAATGAAGGGGTTGTATGGTATTTATCATAGTAATTTAATATTTCTTTAATAATCCACTTTTGGGATTGATTTTCAAAGTATTCCTCACTAATAATATCATGAATATTAACTAAAAATTCTTTGTGGGTTAATAAAGAGGATATAACTTTTATTTGGAAGTCATGTCCGTATTGATTTATACTATTTAATGTCATAACCTTTTATATTTTTATTTTTTGTAAGTTGGGAATAATGCAAATATATCTTTTAACCAATTATCTAGATTTCTAATCATCCCTCCTAATTTATCTTCATTGTATAAAGAAATAAACATTTCAGAATTAAAATCAGGTATTTCTTCACTTATTAATTCGTCTATATATTCCTTATCCCTATCATTAATCATAGGTACACTTAAATCCATTACTTTATAGTTGGTTTCAATTCTAGCTTGATCCTGAACTATACGGGAATATACAATATGTTCTTTGAATTTCCTAGCAGATATGTCGAAGATGTCATCTAATGTTAAATCGTGGGTTTTTAATTCAGGAAATTTTTTAAATATACCTTTAGCACCTAACCCTTTAATACCTTTAATATTATCTGAATTGTCTCCTAATAAAGTTTTGTGCAAAATAAAATTAGATGGCTTTAACCCAAATTTTTCTTCTACAACCTTTGGAGTATAATATTCTTTCTCCATTGGTCTATACACAATAATCTTGTCAGTTACTAACTGTAAGAAATCCTTATCACTGGATACAATAAAACAAGTTGAATCATGTTTTTCTACTAATTTTTCAGCTAACACTGCTATAATATCATCCGCTTCCACTTTATCAATTATAGTTGTTTTAACAGGTAATAGTTTTAGATACTGTATTATACGAACTATTTGATCAATTTTAGAATCATGTTCTTCTTCTAAATTATCAAATGCTTCCCAATTTGTGATTCGTTGTAAATTTCTTGTTCCTTTGTACTCGGAGAGCAGGTTCTTACGATTTACTGTTGAACCTGCCCCGTCGAATACTACATAAACAGAAGTTGGATTTGTCTGTCTAATCATGGCACCTAAAGAGCGAAAAAATCCACCTAGTCCCCCAATATGTACACCATCAGGGTTTACCATATTCATCATAGCAAAATTTCTAAAAAATAAATTTAAACCATCTAGTATTAGTACCTTATCGTGTCTTTTCAAAACAGGGTCTTCCCCCTGCTCTTGGATGGTATCCAAGAGATTAAATAACTCTTTTTGTTTCATGATTTTTGATTATAAGTCTTGTGTGTCGAACAAAACTGGTGTTACATCTTCTTGGTCTTCTACAATTTTAAATGTACCTCCTCCTAGAATTTTAGCCCATTCATCTGAATGTTCCTTTTTGTAGGCATTTTTATCTTTGTCTGTATCTGTAATAAAACCGTGGTTTGTCATAACAATTTTACCTCTTGACTGCATACCGTTAACATGGTTTTTATCAATTTGTAGATTTGTTCTTTTACCCCATTCTACTTGCTTACCACCTTTAATTGCTTTAATTTTAGAAGTACCAGCATTAGAAACATTCCCAAATGTAACTACGAATGTCGCATCATACCACATAGCCATACCACCTTTGTTCATCATCTTTGGTTGACCCATAGGCGATTCTGCTTTAGCCGTCCAAACTTTATTAATAGCACAAAGGGTATTAGTATAAGGTGCTGATTCTTTACGTGACATTACAATACTTTGGTTAACTGTATTACCAAATTGTGTTGACATTGCTCCTGCATTCCATTCATTGTTATTTTTCAGTTTTTCAACTGACATGGCACAAGGAATAGATCCAATTGAATCCCAGAAGAATGCTAAATCGTAAGGTAAGTTACCTTTTTTCTGTTCATTCTGTAAATCCATAATAAATGCTGCTACATCTTCAATAGTATGCAGTGTTTCTCTATCAACATAAATGAAATTACCTTCATAGTCAATAACATTACCTTCATCATCTTTGATTAGTTTAACTTCTAACCCCATTTGAGCAGCATGTTCCCAGTTCCACTTCATTTCAGTAATTATAAAAACAGGTAATACTCCCATTTTTTGTGCTGATACTGCAGCTTCAAGTAGTGCTGTAGTCTTACCTGTATCAGAATGTCCTCTAAGTATTGAAATGTGTCCCATTGGTATACCAGGTACTCCAGCAATTTCTTGGAAAGCAGGTGATAAGGGTATCCATTGTTGTTCCTTAAATTTAACGTTTTTGTCTAAACCCTTTGAAGATTTAAATTTATTTAAGTCAAATTTGCTCTTAATCTCGGCGGACACTGCCGCCGAGAGAGACTTCGATGCTTTTCTTGCCATATTTAGAAGGGTAAATCATCTGTTTTATTATCAGAACCAAACATTGAATCAAAAGCGTCTGCTTTATTTTGTTTAGCATTTCCTGTATCTAAACTAAAATTAGATGAAGGGGTTGAAGATGGTGTTGTTGCTACAGGAGCAGATACTACTTCTTCTTCTGATTCTTCAGGTGATAACCACTTTTCTAAAGCAACTTTCATCTCGTCAAACGAGAATTTCTTAAATTCCCCACTAGGGTCTGGTTGTTCGTTTGACCATGTTTCCACTTGTTTAGCATCTTCACTTAAAGGAGTAGATTTTAATCTTACTCTTACAGATGATTTGTTATAAGGAGTACCAGTTGATTCTGGTCCTACAGTTTCGATTGTAAGGTCTCTACCTGAAACAATATCTGTGTAATCTCCAATTTCTTCATCTACAGCAAGTGAAAGCAATTCTTCATATACTTGTTTACCAAACTGCCACAAACGAACTCCTTTATCTTCTTCACCACGTACTACTACGGGTACAAAAATACGATTTTTAGGGTCTAATTTTTTAGCAAGAACATAATTTTCCTTATTGTATTCTTCTCTTAATTTAGAAGCGAACAAAGCAATAGGATCTTTCTCACCATAATTAAGTGGGGAAAGCATTACTTTATTAGTAATACCATAATAGAATTTTAATTCTGTAAAGGGGTTTGTTGTGTTGAACTTTGAAGGTACAATTCTAATTTGTTGTTTACCAACAGTTGGTCTCCAGAAAATTAAACTGTAATCTTTTTTAGCTCCGGTCTGTTGTTTTTGTTGAAGACCATCCAACTTTTGCTTAATTGCATTTAAATCCATAATGTAACTTTTATTTAATTATAACTTTATTTATGTAACTTGAATATACGAACCATAATTTGGGGAGCCAAACTATAAGTCAATTATTTTGTATATTTTTGTATTTAATTGTTTTAACTCATTATGTTGAGTCAAAAGAATACAATTTCTATAGTGCTGCCATTCTACCTTATATTGGGTATTTACAACACCACCATTTAATTGTTTAATAAGACCATTAAGAGCATTAATAGTGTATAAGGTGTTAGATTCCTTTTTGCGATGTACTAAAATAGTTTGTTCTGGGATTGTATGTACATTTCCTTGATCTACATTATAAGTTACAACATATTCATCTTTGCCCACGATTTCGAGGACAAACATTTTATTGTATATAATGGTATATTTACTTGTAATTTCTTCTAATAAAGAATCTAAGTTTTCTAAATTAGTGAATGTACAAAACAGTTTATTATTCAAATCTCCTAAATTTTGTAATGATGTTATTACATCATAGTTCGTATTATACGTATTAGGATTATTCTGTAAAGTCGTAGTCATAACCTTTTATTTCTTTAATATTTAATTTATATTTTTTAAACACATTTCTAATATCTTCTATTATATTTTCTTCATCATCATCCAAATCAAATAAAAACGAATCATATGTGTATAGTATTAACTTTGTATTGCATTTTTTCATTATGCAAAACATATCCCATAATATACGAACGTTCATT